ACCAATTCGTTGTACTTGGACAAGAACGACAAAATCACTGGGTCAGCTTCCATTGCTGACATAGTAACAGTGAGTGTTAGAGTACGCGAATACTTCGCAGAAAGGTTGTAGAATGTTTGCACCAATTCTTCTCGTTTGCATTTTAGGTACAGACACCTGTGAGTTGATGGGAAGGATTGATAAGAAAGTCTATCCATCATATGAAGTGTGTATGGAGACAGCCGCTAAAGACGCTAAAGAATTATTTGAGTATTTTGCCGCTAAAGGCGTCATCACTCAGATTGGCTTTAAGTGTGAAGAGGATAAAAACAGCATATGAGCAAAAGAGAGCTAACAGAACAGCAACGTAAATTCATTGAGGTGTTGTTCACTGAAGCTGGCGGCAATCCAGCAAAGGCAAAGATCTTAGCTGGCTACAGCGAAAACTATCCTACTAAGGCATTGATGTCTGGATTGAAAGAGGAAGTCATTGAAGCAACGCAAATGTACATCGCTATGCACGCACCGAAGGCGGCTATGGCTGTCATTGGCGGCATTGATGATCCTACACAGCTAGGCATGAGAGAGAAGCTCAAAGCTGCTCAGGACATGCTTGACAGGGCTGGTGTTGTGAAGACAGAGAAGGTTGAAGTGACAGCGTCCTCTGGTGTAATGGTGTTGCCTCCGAAGGACAATGGATAAACATTCAATATTTGCGAATAGCGAATATGGCATCAAATGAGCGTGACTTAGGCGCTTGGATTCTTCCTCAACCGATAGAAAAGAGTAGGTATGTTGCAATACCAAAGTTGGCTAATGTTCGCGTTATACCTTTTGGTTATCGAGTGGATGATGTTGATGACAACCTTCTCCAACCTATCCCTAAAGAACTTGATGCTCTTGAGCTTGCAAAGAAATACGTAAAACAATATTCGTACAAACATGTAGCAGCATGGCTGTCAAAAGAAACAGGAAGAAGCATTAGCGAAGATGGTTTACGACAACGCATACGTAGAGAACAGGAACGGGGAAAACGTCATAACTACTATCGATCCCTTGCCCGCAGATACAAAGAAGCGCTTGAAGCCATCGAGAGGTACGAAGACAGGCTCGGTAAAGAAGAAAAAACCAACTTCTTCGCCTCAGATTATTACGTCTCCATCAAAGACAAAGGAGCTAGAGTCTTACACGCTTGATGTTCCTGAGGAAGTGAAGGAACAAAATGTTGTCTTCACACCCAATCCAGGCCCTCAGACAGCCTTCTTAGCCGCTGCTGAGAGAGAAGTGTTGTTTGGGGGAGCCGCAGGTGGCGGGAAGAGCTATGCCATCTTGGCAGATCCTCTTCGTTACATCTCTCATCCTCAGTTTTCAGGGCTTCTGCTGCGTCATACAACAGAAGAACTAAGAGAACTCATCTGGAAAAGTCAAGAACTCTATCCAAAAATCATTCCCGGAATTGTCTGGAGTGAGAGAAAGATGCAGTGGGTAGCGCCCGGTGGCGGGCGTCTTTGGATGTCTTACCTTGATAGAGACGAAGACGTTCTTAGATATCAGGGTTTGAGCTTCGTTTGGGTTGGTTTTGACGAACTCAGCCAATGGTCTACGCCTTTTGCGTGGAACTATATGCGTTCTCGTCTTAGAACAGCAGCGTCTGATCTGCCTGTTTACATGAGAGCAACGACTAACCCAGGCAATGCTGGTCATGGCTGGGTTAAGAAGATGTTCATTGACCCTGCACCGCCTGGTCAAGCCTTCTGGGCAACAGACATTGACACTGGTGAAGTGCTTCGTTACCCAAAAGGACACAGCAAAGAAGGTCTTCCGCTGTTTAAGCGGCGTTTCATTCCTTCAAAGCTCTCTGACAACCCCTATCTTGCTGCTTCAGGCGACTACGAAACCATGCTGTTGTCGCTTCCAGAGCAACAACGGCGTCAGCTTCTTGATGGTGATTGGGATGTTGCTGAAGGAGCGGCGTTTCCTGAGTTTAAGAGAAGCATCCATGTCGTTGATCCTTATGACATTCCTCATGATTGGCCTAGATTTAGAGCCTGTGACTATGGATATGGAAGCTGGTCTGCTGTTTTGTGGTTTGCCGTAGCTCCAGATGAGTCACTAATAGTGTACAGAGAGCTATATGTCACTAAAGTGTTGGCAGAAGACTTGGCAGAGATGGTGTTGAACGCTGAAGACGGTGAGAAGATCCGTTATGGCGTTCTAGACAGCTCTACATGGCATAAAAGAGGCGACACAGGCCCTTCCATTGCTGAAAGAATGATTATGAAGGGGTGTCGTTGGCGTCCTTCTGACAGAAGCGCTGGTAGTCGTGTTGCTGGTAAAAATGAAGTACACCGACGTCTTCAAATTGATCCATTTACAGAACGTCCTCGTCTTGTATTCTTTAACAATTGTGTTAGAACAATAGCAGAACTTCCTACAATTCCATTAGACAAGAAAAACCCAGAGGACATTGATACAAATATTAGTTTTGATCACGGCTATGACGCTTTGCGTTATGGGATAATGTCAAGACCACGTAGTAAAAACATCTTTGACTCTCACACATCAGGGCAAGGCGGCTTTACTCCAGCTTGTAAAAATTTTGGATACTAAATATGGCAATATCTAACTCAGAAAAATTAAGAAAATGGCGAGCAGCTAATCCTGAAAAAGTAAAGGAACAAAAAAGAAGACATAAAGAAAGACATCCAGATTCTGCAAAACTTTATAGAGAAAAAACAAAAGACAAAGCGGCAGAAACAAGATTAGAATGGCAACGTAATAACAAAGAAAAAGTAAACTTAAGTTGCAAGCAGTGGAGACAAAAAAATCCAGATAAGAATAGAGCAAAAGCTTTGCGTTACTATATGAAAAAAATGCAAAGAGTTGTTGGATGTGAAGAAGAGTTTACACACTTTGTTGAACTAGAAGCAACCCATCTTTGTACTTTACGAGAAACTCTAACAGGGATTAAATGGCATGTAGATCATATTGTTCCTCTACACCATAAACAAGCCTGCGGCCTCCACAACGCATTCAATCTACAAGTAGTTCCCGGTTCTTGGAACATCTCTAAAGGAAACAGGAATATGGACACTTACTTTGCAAGGCACTAAAACACTATGGCAAAAAACATCGACACACCCTTCACTGACGACAAAGCCATTGGCTTGCCTGACAGCACTGATGCTGTTCAGGACACATTCAAGCCTACAACGCTAGCCCGTCACATTGAAGAGCGCTTTCAGCGTTCTAAGACGGCTCGTCGTTTTGATGAAGAGCGTTGGTTGCGTGCCTATACCAACTACAGAGGCGTCTACGGTCCTGACACCAAGTTCACTGAAGCAGAGAAGAGCCGTGTCTTCCTGAAGATAACAAAGGTGAAGACGCTGGCAGCATACGGACAAATCACCGAGGTGCTGCTGGCTAACAATAGCTTCCCTTTGTCTGTAGAGCCTACAACGCTACCAGAAGGCGTTGCAGAGCACGTTCACATTGACACCAACCCACAGGCTGCACAAGGACAACAAAGCGCTCCTGAGCCCGATTTAGGGGCTCTGTTTGGCTATAAGGGAGACGGCAAAGAGCTTCCTCCTGGCTCCACCGCACAGAGCCTTATGGAGCGTCTTGGTCCTCTGAAGCAATCTCTTGAGGGCTTGGATGTTAAGGAAGGCATTGGACAAACACCTACCACCATCACCTTCAGCCCTGCAATGGTAGCGGCTAAGAAGATGGAGAAGAAGATTAAGGACCAACTTGAGGAGAGCGGTGCCAGCAAGCATCTGCGTGCTACAGCGTTTGAAATGGCGCTGTTTGGCACAGGTGTTATGAAAGGCCCCTTTGCTGTAGACAAAGAATATCCCAAGTGGAACACTGATGGTGGCTATGAACCCATCATCAAAACTATGCCGCAGACGTCTCATGTCAGCATATTCAATAGCTATCCAGATCCAGATGCTACCAACATGGACGAATGCGGCTACTTTATCGAGCGTCACAAGCTGAGCAAGACTCAGTTGTTAGCTCTAAAGAAGCGCCCCATGTTCCGTAACAAAGTCATTGACAACCTCATTGACGAAGGACCCAGCTATATCAAGGAATGGTGGGAAGATGATCTCAATGACTATTCTCCTGTTGCTGAAGTGGAGCGTTGGGAGGTGTTGGAGTTTTGGGGCTCTGTTGACATTGAGATGTTGGAAGACAACGACATTGATGTTCCTAAGGAATTGAAGGACGCTGTCGAAGTACAAGCCAACATCTGGTATAGCCAAGGTAAGGTGATCCGGCTTGTCATCAATCCGTTCAAGCC